CCTTGAGTTCCTGTTCCATAAGTAAATGCTAATTCCCCAAGTTTTAATGTAGCTGGTGCTGAAGTACTTGATGAACGTTTTATCTGTATTACTGTTGCCATATGCTATTTTTTAAAAACTCCCACAATTAAATAATAGTGTTCCTGTTGTTGTAACTATTTCCGTTCTGGTAACAAATTTACCATCACTAGCTCTATATTGTACCATAGCGCCATCATCTAAATTTGTTGTATCAACATCGCCAAGAAGAGCGAATTTTAGGGAAGAATTTTGTAATGCACCAGCTGATGGTAAAGTTACTGAAACTACTTCTGGACCATCTCCAGTATTTACATTAATATTTGCTGTTGTGTTATTTTTTTGCCCTACCGTGGCTGTAATATCCTGTGCCATCTAATTCTCTCCTGTGAATATTTATAATATTAAATTAGACAGTAACCTGTGGTCTTACAGTTATAATGCCTTCAATTACTCTAGTGACACCAGCATCCTTTGTAATTTCAAGGTCGTATACATATCTCTCAGCATCCAAAGCACCTGTTTCGGTTGCTGTTAATGAGAGAGTAACTACTCCTGTGGTAGCGTCTGTCGCTATTGAAGTAGACATATTAATTCGTGTTCTTGTGGAAGCAAAACCTTTAGCCATCTTCGCCGCCACCGTATAACCAGTTAGGTCAAACGGTTGTCCATTAGCATCCTTTACAGTTACGTCTGAACTAAAGGTTGCGCCTTGGTCTATGGTTAAGTTAGCTATTGCTGCCATTTATTTTTTCTCGGATTCTGGTACTTCTTTTTTAATCAATTTGACTATTTTTTCGTTGTAATATTTAGTTAAAACATCTATCTTTTCAATCTCAATCAAATGTCTAGTTTTGCTTACCTGGATTTCTTGTCTTACTGCTATGCAATTCTGTAATTCAGGACTAAACTTCGTTTCATCATACTCTTTTTTGTCAATTGTAATCATACGTTTATCTCCATCTTTAAATTCATATCACTATTTATAATAGTTTTTCTATATCTTTTGTACCATTTAAGGTAAACATTAGCGCAATCCTTGGTTCTTTGCTCATATTAATAACTGCGTGTTTATAGCCAATATTTAAAAAGGTAGCAGTACCATCTGTTAAAGTATATGCTTCAACTTTGCTATCTCTCTTAAATAAGTTAATTACATTTTGATTACCGTAAATTGGTACAATACACCTAACACCATAATTTACATCATAGTCTACGTGCCAAGGTATCATTTTACCAGGTGCTAATTTCGTTATTCTAATTCTACTTGCTGGAGATTTTAATTGGGTTACAACTTCCTCAAAATAACTACCTGTATAATCTTTAGTAGGCTTATTATATAAGTGTTCTTCTTTTCGTCTTAATCTTTCTTTTATGCTAGTCGTATGTGGTAATATTTCACTAGGTGTTGTAAGATTGATTTGTTCAAAATTATCATAAACATCTTTTACTAACTCCATATGATTATCACATAACATAGGATTCGCTGTTTCAACATCAACAAATTTATTTGCTAACGTATCAGTTTCTTTTCTTAATCTATCAAGGTCTATATTTAAACCAAAATCTGCTACCGTAGGTAGTTTATGTCTATTTAATTTGTCCATCGTGTTCTCTTTCTATAATAAATTTTGATTTAGGTTCCCATTTAAAATTATCATCTTGCAATCTTATACTATAAACATATTGCACCACTTTACCACTATCAAATAAAAACTTTCTTTCTAATTGTAATTTATTCCACCATTCTCCTTTTGTATATTGTTCAAATGCCTTATCGGTCATTTTCTTTTTTCTTTGGTATAAACTATTTATTGCTCTACTTTTTATATCGTGTGTAATATATAGTATTTTATAACCTTTCTCTCTCGCCCATTTAATTTGATGTTCAGCCATAATCAAACCACAATGGGTATGTCTATATTCTTTTAAAATATGATAACGACAAATTCTTAATGCAATATCTGAATCGTTTGTATAATGTGATTTTTCACCAGCAGATATTGATATTAAATTCTCATCTTTAAAACACATCCAAGTTTCAATATCAGGATTATCTGGATTATATTTCTTATAAGTTAGACTTTCATTACCTTCTTCAAAAGTCTGTAATCTAAATTCTTCTATAAGTGGTCTATACTTATTAGGGTCTTCTGAATATCTTTTAACAGTTATCATATATGTGCTATCAATCTTCTACCACAAAATATTTCTGCTTCAACAATAGTCTGTTCTTTAAATTTATATTGTTGCATATCATTTGTAATTGATTTTAATTTTAATTTTTCTTCATAATATTTTTGCGTATGATAAGGTTCTTGTATAACAGCATTTTTACAATTATAGTAATCCATTATATCTGTAAACATCTTATAATGTTCTTTCTCATATAATAGTACACCACTAAAGATAATACAATCAACTTTAAAATTTACTTCTCTTAATTTTGCCCACTCTCTAACTTCGTATTCAATATTGTTTTCTTTTATCCATCTTTTTTGAGCATACTCTATCGGTTCAGGTGAAGTATCAAAACCATAGTATTGATAATCTTTATAATTTCTTTCGTGTAAAAAATCATTAATTGGTCCGTGTCTGCAACCTATATCTACTATACCTTTATAATTATTTTTAATAATAATATCTGCTTGTTTTTCAAATATAGGTTTTGCTTGTAGAGTGTCAAGGTATGACATATCTCTCAACCCATATTTTCTTTCCATTGGTATTTCACCAGATTTATTTGTAATTGTCGGCCACGGTATAGATTTTTTTGAAATCACTTGCTATCCTCCATAATAATCTGTTAGTATCCATCACAGGTGTTCTACGGTGTAAACTTGTAAATTGATCCATTAAAAGTAAATCACCTTCTTTGAATATGTGATGATATTGATATTCAGATTTAAATATCTTTGGCATTAATTTCTTAATCATTTCTTCGTGGTCAATTTGTTTCTTGCCTTCCCACGCTCTTATGATAAAATGATATGGAAAGTAAAAGTATTCTTTACCTGTATGTGGATGTTTGCCAACTAATTTACGAATACTACCTTTGTTCTTACTCATAAATTCTAATTCTGGATCGCCTTCTTCTAAATTATATATTGTATTATTCTTAAATTTCAATCTAATTGTTATAGACCTATAATATTCTTTTTCTTCATCTGACATATCTTCAAATGGTAATTGAGTATTACAAACACTTAAAGTTGTATTAATATCTTCTTTAATACAATATAAACCTATTAATATCTTATCAATTAAATGCCTAGAGTTTCCATTTGAGTGCCAACCTAATTCTGTATCTCCAAACATACCAATCTTTTTACCTTCATTATCTTTCTTACCTGTAACTAAAAAGATTTCTGGATACTCTTTTGGATTCATAAACAAATCAGGTGATTCACATTCTCCAAATTTTTTCATAGCATTAATGTATTCTGACTCATTTAATTTTTGATTATAAAATACTGCGACACCTTGTTTATGGATACTTCTAGCAATCGCTAATAAATTTTCATTGTCCATTTCTTTAATTTGAATATCTACTTTATCTGGATGTATCATAATATACTTTCTACTTTACTTTTAAATTTTTGAAAACTAACATCTTTTGGAATATTATTCCATCTTGTAACCCAAGCACATCTAGGTGCTTCTGTAACTACCACTCTATGCATTGTTGTAGTTTGTATTAATAATGGTTTATCTACTACAATATGACCAATCTTTCTATCACTTAAAAACTTTTCAAACTCTGGTGTACCTTGACCCATTTCTTTTTGTGCTTTAAATTCGTGATAGTATGCATAACCGTGAGCATTCTTTTCAGGTAAATAAACTTCTTCATCTTTTGTTTCATAATAATCTATACGTGAATTACCAAATACAGGTATAACAATATTATAACCAGTAGGGTGTTCAGTATCTTCATCTATATCAGTATGTGGGAATACATCTTTTTCTGTACTATCTGCTGTATTAAATCCTGTTGAACGAAACTGATAGTGTGGGTGTACTTTTCTATGTTGAGATAATAAAGGGTCAAACATCTTTTCATAACCTGTAGGTTTTCCTGTCATACTATTTTCTAAAGAATAACTTACAAATGGTGTTTTACCAAATGTGTTATGAGTATCAATTTTTTTATATAAAGAAAGTAATAGACCTCTATCAACTTTAATATCAAGATATTCTGCAACGCCTTTTATCATACTTCTTCCAATACTCCTTCTATAAAAGGATTTTTAAATTCTTTTACAATCTTACCTTCTTCTATTAAATATGCATATCTACTACACCTTACACCAAAACTATCTCCCCAATCTTCATCTTTTTTTATTCTTTTTGTAAATACTGCTAAAGGGTCTGATACACTATCAATATCTTCGTGACCGTGTTGTTTGTTCCAAACGTCCATAACTATTGAATCATTTACTGCAACAAAAACAACTTTATCAATACCCTTTTCTTTTAGTTTATCTAAATTCTTTGCAAATCCTGGTAAATGTTTTTTTGTACAACCTTCTGTAAATGCACCAGGTATTCCACACATTATAGTTTTGTTATTTGTTAATTCATAAGGCACAAACTTATTATCTTTATAGATATAAAGACCTTTACAATCTATTTTTTCCATTTGTCATTCCATTCTTTATAGTTTTCTTTCCAACCACCCACTTCATCATCCTTTCTCAAAATTTCTCTACATTCTTTTTCAACAAACTGATAAGCACCAGGAAGAAGTTTATCCCAACAATCATTTTTTACAAACATTTTCTTAACTTTACCACCTAGTTTCTCTA